CTCATCACGAAGCAGGCCAGCGGCAGCGCCAAGATCGACCCGCTGATGTCGCTGTTCAACGCGGTGGAGTTGATGGGGCGGAATCCGCAGAGTGAGGGCTTCGTCATGGAAGAGGCTGTTTTCGCGTGAAGCTCTTCGGGTTCAACATCGAGCGCAAGGCCGACCTGACCATCGATCAGGTAATCCATCGGCTTGAGGCCATCTTCGCAACATCCAGCGGCGTCGCTGTCACGCCGACGACGTGCCTCGAATCGCCCACAGTGCAGGCCATCGTCAACGCCATTTCGATGCGCGTTGCCACGCTGCCAATCCACGTCTACAAGAAGACGGTGAAGGACGGCCGAGCGATCAAGGAGCCGCAACCGAGCCACCCTGTAGCCAAGCTGCTGGCGAACCCGAACGGGTGGCAAACGAACGTCGCCTATTGGCTTGACGCGGTGTCAACTACCGTGAGGTATGGCCAGTTCGTGGCGGTAAAAGGGCGAGGAATCACCGGGCCGATCCGCAAGTTGTGGCCTGTGTTGCCCTCGTCCGTCCAGTGGGTGCAGGACGATTCGCTGGAGGTGAGCGCGCGGGTAACGATGGCGTCAGGAAAGCAGCGCGACTACGCGATGAGCGACCTGCACCATGTGCGTGGCGCGGCGCGGGACTTCTTGAACGCTGATTCCCCGGTCGTGCTCGCTCGTGAGGCCATCGCGCTGGAGATCGCCGCCCAACGTTTCGGCGCGAACTTCTTTGGCAACGGCGCCATGCCTGGGTTGATCTTCTCCTACATGCAGGGCACCAAGGGCCACATGAGTGCCGAGCAGCGAAGCAGCTTTATCCGGTCATTCAGCGAGAACTACGGGAAGACAGGCCGCTTCAAGGCGGTGATGCTGCCCCAAGGCATCGACAAGCCCGAGCAGTTGAACATCGAGAACGACAAGGCGCAGTTCCTTGAAACGCGCAAGCTGCAGCGCAGCGTCATCGCTGGTCTGTTCGGAGTTCCACCGCACCTGGTCGGCGACTTGGACCGCGCCACCTTTTCCAACATCGAGCAGCAGAGTTCCGAGTTCGTCGAAAAGGTCGTTCTGCCATATTGCCGCATGTTCGAAGCGGCTATTGAGCGGGATCTGCTGACAGCCGAAGACCGATCGTCCGGCGTCATCGTGCGCTTCAACCTGGACGCCGCGCTGCGCGCCGACTTCAAGACCCGCCAGGAGGGCATGAAGATCCAGCGCGAAATGGGTGTTGTTAGCGCCAACGACTGGCGCGAGCGTGAGGGCATGAACCCGCGCGAAGGCGGCGACGAATATTGGGAACAGGGCCCGAGCGGGCAAGGTATGTCACCGGAGCCGCAGGAATAGCCATGCAACACAGCGTTCACCTCGAGATCAAGTCATTCTCAGGCCGAAAGTTCGAGGGCTACGGCTCCATTTTCGGCAACCGCGATCTGGGCGGCGACATCGTCATTCCGGGCGCCTTCGCAAAGACCCTGGCCGAGCACAAGGCGGCCGGCACCATGCCGCTCATGTACTGGATGCACCATCCGGATCAAGTCCCGGGCGTGTGGCACGACATGGGCGAGGACAAGGACGGCCTGTACGTGGCCGGCGAGTTGGTCGACACGACCCTCGGCCGCGACGTGAAGACGCTGCTGGAGAAAAAGGCCGTTCGCGGGCTTTCCATTGGGTATCAGGCCCGCGACGTTGATTGGGACCGCGACGGCAGTCGCCTGCTCAAACAGGTGAGCCTGCACGAAGTAAGCATCGTCAGCATGGCGATGAACCCACTTGCGCGAGTCGAGGCGATGAAAGCCAGGCTGTCGCGCGATGGCGAATACGTGCCGAGCGAGCGTGAGCTTGAGCGGCTGTTCAGGGATGCCGGGTGCTCCAAGTCCGTAGCGCGGACCTTGATCACCCGACTGGTCGATGCGAGTGCAGGTGGGATGCCTGCGCCACGGTGGGATGCCGGCGCCATCGATGAAGACGAAGACGAGTTGAAGGCAGTGGCCGAAATGCTGGAGCGCCTGACCGACAGGGTCGGGGCTGAAGCCATCCGCCGCTACTGAAGACGCACAAACCAACGCAAGCCGCCCTGGGGCGGCTTTTTCATTTCTGGAGCATATCCATGAGCACTTTTGGCGAAATCAAGGCGGCAATCGACCAAACCGGCGCGGCCTTCGAAGAGTTCAAGAAGACCAACGACGCACGCCTGAAGGCGCTGTCGGAGGGCAACGAGTCCAAGGCTGCCGAGCTGGACCAGAAGCTGGGCCGCATCGAAGCGGACCTGAAGAAGTCCACCGAGGTCAAGGCCACGGCTGAACGCGAGATCCAGTTCCTGCGCGACCGCGTCGAAGAGCTGGAAACCAAGGGCATGAACCCGGGCCGCACCGCGGTTCAAAAGCTCGAAGACGAGTACAAGGCCGCGTTCACCGGCTGGGTTCGCTCGCGCGGCCAGTCCGTCGACGACGAGCGCAAGATGCAGGACATCCAGCGCAAGGCGGCGGCCGAGCACAAGGACATCACGATCGGCTCCGGCTCGGGCGGCGGCTTCGGCGTCCCCGAGGAGATCAGCCGAGACATCGAGAAGCACGAGCTGAAGTTCAGCCCCGTGCGCTCGCTGGTCAAGGTGGTGAAGGCCGGCACGTCGGACTACAAGGAACTGCTGTCGATCAACGGCGCGACTTCCGGGTGGGTCGGTGAATCTGGCTCACGCACGGCCACCGCCACGCCCACGCTGCGCGAGATCGCGCCGACGCACGGCGAGCTGTACGCCTACCCGCAGGCGTCGGAATGGTCGCTGGATGACGTGTTCTTCAACATCGAAAACTGGCTGGCTGAAAACGTTGGCGAGGCGTTCGCCGTTGCGGAAGCCACGGCCGTGATCAGCGGCAACGGCACCAATCAGCCCACCGGCATGTTGAACAGCGCGCCCACGGCTGTGACGGATGAAACCGCCACCCGTGCCGCGGCGGTGTACGAGTTCGTGGCGAACGTCGATGCTAGTCTGGCCATCCTGCCGGATCGCCTCATCGACCTGCAGTACCGCCTGAATTCGGCGTACCAGACTGGCGCGGTGTGGGCGCTGAACAGCACGTCTGCCGGCGCTGTCCGCAAGCTGAAGGACACGACGAATCAGTACCTGTGGCAGCCGTCGTTGATCGTTGGTCAGCCGGACACGCTGCTGGGCAAGCCGGTGACGATCTGGGAGCAGATGGCGACCATCGCCAACAACGCCCACCCGATCGCCTACGGCAACTTCAAGCGTGGCTACCTGATCGCTGATCGCGTCGGCCTGCGGATCACGCGCGACAACGTGACGAACGTTGGCTTCGTCAAGTTCTACGTGCGCCGTCGCGAGGGCGGGATCGTGTTGAACAACAACGCGATCAAGTTCCTCAAGACCACCACGGCCTGACGCTTCAACGAACAGGGCGGCGCCCGGGCAGCCGGGCGCCGAATGAGGCATGAAGATTCTTCGAATCCCCGAGGGAACGTGGCGGCCCGACGCGCGCACGTTGTTCCATTTCGGCGACTACCGCATCCCGCTCGACATGAGCGAAGAGATGGCCGATCACGCTGTTGCCGATGGCGTTGGGACGATCGTCGAGAACAAGCTGGCTGATCCGCCGCCTGAGACGAAGGCGACGCACAAGCCTGCCGCTCGCAACAAGTAACCACAGGACACCCACACATGAAGACCGGCACCACCGTGCGCGTCGTTCAGCCCGTCATCGAGGGCGTTGTCAAGAACCGGCGCATCAACCCTGCCGACGAGCTCGAGCTGCTTGTCGAGTGGGCCGAGGACGGCCAGCCCGTTGAGCGCTGGTTCGCCGCCGACCAACTGCAACCCGTCGCGGAGGCCGCATGAACACCCACCGTTCCACCGGCGAGCGCACGCCCGCCACCGCCCGCAGCGGCGCATCCCTTGCGCGCGCCGTTGCCATCGGCGAACAGGCCTTGGCCACCGGCGTCTACGCCTTCGACTGCTGGCGCCCGACGCCGGCGCGGCTGGCCGAGTTCATCGACCTGCGCGACAGGCTGGCGGATCTGCTGTCGGCCCGCGTGCTCGCTCGCCCGGTGCGCGCCGTCTGGGACCAGATCGAAGCCCTGCGCGCGCGCATGGACGCCATCCCGCGCGAGCTGGCATGGCGCGACACCTGGGCCCCCAACGTCGTCACGACCGAGGGCAAGAACACGGCCCTGACGCACTTCCTGAAGGGCAGCAGCTACACCGCCAGCCAGGTGCTCGGGCTGATCGAGGACACCGGCTACAGCGCCGTGGCGAACACCAACACCGCGGCCAATATCACGGCAGTTGGTGGCGGCAGCCCGGCGAACGGCTGGAACGAAGCCCCATCGTCGACGCTGGCCACGCGCGGCACGCCAGCCTTCGGTACCGCCTCGTCGGGATCGCTGGCCACGTCGGCGGCGGTGTCGCTGAGCATGATCGCCACCGACACCATCAAGGGCGCATTCTTGATGTGCCGCAGCGCTGCAGGCACTGCGCCAACAACCGCCGTGGGCAACACGAACGGCGCGCTCTATTCGGCCGGACTGTTCACCGGCGGCGACCGCGCGGTTGCCAACGGCGACACGCTGAACGTGTCCTACACCGCGAGCCTGTGATGACCCCTTGCTGCGCGGCCAACTGATTGACCAGGTGACACGATGACCCGATTCATGCTCTGCGTTCTCGCCGTCCTGTGCGCGCCGCTGGCGTTCGCGCAGTCCCTGACACCTGCGCAAATGGCCGGCGTGCGCAGCGCCGCCTGCGCCGACACCAATACCGCGCGGCCGATGATGCTGGCCGGCGATGCGAATGCGCTGATCGGCTGGCTCAACGCCGACAGCACGTTCGTTGTCTGGCGCACCCGCCTGACGCGCGACGAGGCCACCGGCGACGGCTTCGATTGGGCGCAGGCCGACAACCTGACCACCGGGCAAGCGCGCATATGGGAGTGGTTGTTCGACAACGACCGCCGGGCCACGAATCCCAGCTCGGCCAGCGTGCGCGCAGGCATCAGCGAGGCGTGGAAGGGCACGGCGGCGAAGCTCGCGGTGGCGACGTTCGTCCTCGCCGCGTCGAAGCGGCCGGCGAACAACATCGAGCGCGCGCTGGCTACCGGCACCGGCACCACGGCTACACCGGGCCTGCTGACGTTCGAGGGCCGCGCCGCGACCGCGACGCCCATCGTCTACCGCGACGACGGCTCGCTGTGGGGGTGCCCGTGATGACGCACGACGACATTCGCGCCGCCATCGGCGCGTCGCCTGCGCTGCAGGCGCTGGTGCCGGATACAGTGGCGCTGGCCGCCGCCATCAGCGCCG